ATCACCGGCGCCTTGCACGTAATTGCCGGTCTTTCCAGTAATGAACTCGGGAATATGTTCTACTTGACCGCCTCTAGCATAACCTGACAATGCGCCACCGCCTAAGTATTTTAGACCAGCAGCTGTCATACTACCTGTTTCATACCCAGGAATTACAGTACTGTTATCATTGCCGCTTACAGGGTTCCCGGGAGATGGCGCGCCTGCAAGCTTAGAGCCAACAAAACTTGTGCCTTCTTCAGTTTCAGCGGCCGTAGCCATATTAGGTTTAATGCGGCCTGTTAAGACTTGCAGTAGCTTGGAGTCCACATTAGCAAGTTGCGGATAAAGCTGTGTAAGTTGCGCCATTCCAGAGTCATCCTTTATTTTTGCACCAGCCAGCATTGTAGGGGTCAAAGTCCCAGGCAATGCACCGGTGCTTGTTGGCATTGTAACCGCGCCAAGAGCGCCTGACTGTTGCTGCTTTTTAGGTGGCGTCTTTGTAGTTGGCGTCTTTGTAGACGGTGTTGTAGTTTTTGTAGGGTCTGTTGGCGGTACAACTTCATCCGGTGGTACAACATCAGGTGGCGCTACTGGGGGTACAACAGGCGGCTCAGGTGGCACTACTGGAGGCGTAGGTGGCACTACTGGAGGCTCAGATGGTACAACAGGCAAAGCGCCGGGTGGTACTACAGGTGGCGGTGTTCTATCAATCCAGTCAACGCCAATTTGCGGAGTTACTGTAGGTGTTGGTGTAACTGTTGGCGTAACTGTAGGCGTTGGCGTAACTGTAGGAGTTACTGTAGATGTTGGTGTAACTGTAGGCGTTGGCGTAACTGTAGGAGTTACTGTAGGTGTAGGCGTTACAGCTGGTGTCACAGCTGGCGTTACAGCAGGAGTCACAGCTGGCGTTACAGCAGGAGTCACAGCTGGCGTAGTTGCTACTGCCAATGGGTTTGTTAGTATTGCCCCGGTAGGCGTAGTCGCAGGCGTTGTAGCTACAGTTGCAAGCGCGCCAGTAGTTGTAGGTGTTGTACTTACTGGTGTTGTACTTACTGGTGTTGTACTTACTGGTGTTGTACTTACTGGTGTTGTACTTGCTGGTGTTGTACTTACTGGTGTTGTACTTACTGGTGTTGTACTTACTGGTGTTGTGCTTACTGGTGTTGTGGCAAGCGCGCCAGTTGTTGTCGGCGTTGTACTTACTGGTGTTGTACTTGCTGGTGTTGTAGCAAGCGCGCCAGTTGTTGTTGGTGCTGTACTTGTTGTAGCTGGCGTTGTAAGCGCACCAGTTGGTGTAGTACCTATAAGTGAACCTGTGCCAAAAGTAGGCTCAATTTTCGCAGGGCCTAAAACACTATTGATATAGTTTGCTAAGCTTGTGTCTTGCTCACTAGTAGTTGAGCCTGAAAAGACTTGTTCAAGTGTGAGATCAGTGCCATCTGCGCTTGTTGCTACAACATTGCTTGTACCAGTTAAGTTGCTAGGCAAAACGCTGCCTGTAACATCGCTGCCTAAGCCTACAGAATCACCATAAAGCATGGAGGCGCCAACAGTGACGCTATCTCCGTTGCTTGATGTGGCAATAGGTGTACTAGAATCTACCGTGGATAGATCAATATTACTATTGCCATTTAAAACTTGCTGCACAGTAACTGCATTGCCTGAATAATCTCTACCAATTACTGCACCGGTGTCAATAACTGTTCCGGGTGTAGACATTGCTGTCTGTACCGCGCCGCCAATAAAGCTTTCAAATATACCGTTAGATACAGACTTGCTCCAATTTGCAGTGTTAGGGTCTACCGTATAAGCCGTAATGTAGTTTTGCGTTGCACCTGCAACAAAATTAGTTACTATGCCTGCTGCACTGCTCGTTGCGAATCCTTTACCTACATTTGTAAGAGTCTTTTCAGCTAAACTCTTCATTAAAGGCGCAATAAGCGCTTTATCGGCAATGAAGTCAGGCCCCATCTCAGCAATTGCGTTTAAACTAGCGCTAATGTATGACTTGTCTCTTGCTACTTGCTCCGAGTCGCCTTGTGCTTTTGCCTTTTGATACGTCTCTTTACCGGCAGATCCAAATACTTCCGTGAATGAATCAACAAGACTTATAGTGCCTTGAATTAGTCTTCCACTATTAAGAGCCACAGTGCCTGCACCGCCTGTCATAAATGCAATGGCAACTTGGGATAGAAATGACGGAATTTCCTCGACACCTTCTGTGCCTGCAATGTCAAAAGCCCCAATAGGGTTGTTAACAAAGGCTTTGCCAACAGTTTTTATTGAATCGTAAAATCCTTGCGTTTCAGACTGTTGAACAGCCTGCATAATCCTGTTCTTTTGTACATCAAGACCGTAGACATCTTTGCCTTTTGCGTATTCAGCAAGCTCTTGGCCAATTTTAGTTGCTGTGTTGTTGTAGTCAAAATCACCGGTTAGTTGCGAGTAAGTATTACCAATGTTGGTAATAAAGCTACCTGCGCCTCGAATGGTTGTGCCTAGTGCTTGCGCACCCATGGCGCTTAAATTGTCTGCTGCTGATCGCTGACCAGATTCCATTAACCTTTGCGTTTCAGCATTTGACTCATTTGGCGCGTTGCCTAAGACTAGCGTGTTGTTTAATGCTGCAAGGCGGTTAGTTTCTGCAGCATTTTGGTTTGGCGCAGCTGCAAGAGTTCTTGCCGCGGTATCATTCTGTGCAGCAATTGTGCCAGACGCGTTAGTGACAGTAGATAAGTTAGTCTTGTTTAACGCGTTAATCTTAGCATCAGCTGCCGCAGCTGCTTCGGCGGCAGTACCAGTGGTAAATGAGCCTGTTACGCCTGTTGCAGGATTAGTCCACGAAAATGTAGCATTAGGGCCAAATGCCAAGCGGTTAGCAGCAAATGCCTCATTAAACGTTAATGGCTTAGTGGTAGTTGCAGCATTTCTATCTATTGCGCCTTGCAAATCGCCAAACTCAGTATCAACAACAGGAGTAGTAACTGCAGGCGTAGTACTTACTGTACTAAGCGCACCAGTATCAACAACAGGAGTAGTAACTGCTGTGCCTGTATCTACAGTACTAAGAGCACCTGTGCCTGTACCAATGTTGTTAACATTCTGTATAGCATCAAGAGTTGCTTGCGTATTAGCGTCAACGCCAGTTAGTGTTACGCCATTTCCGGCATCAGAAGTTACATTGTTGTTATTAACGCTTGCTAACTGCAAGCCACTAGGTAGAGTACTTGTGCCTGTTGTGTCTACGACTGTTGCGTCAGTGCCTGTGGTGTTTGTAACTGTTGCGCCAGTGCCAACTGTACTAAGCGCGCCTGTAGTATCTACAACTGTTGAGCTTGTAGTATCTGTTGCGCCGGTGCCTGTGGCGTCTGCAACTGTTGAGCCGGTACCAACTGTACTAAGCGCGCCAGTTCCTGTTGCATCAGTTGCTGTTGTTGCAGCGTTTAACAACACTTCAGTGCCTGTTGTTACAGCAGTTGAGTTTTGCAGTTGGTTAATTATGTTGACTGCATCTGTAGCTTTAAATGAGCCTGCTGCTGAATTAACAAGCGTATTAAACGCAGCCGTACCGTTTCCGCCTGTTGTAACCAATGTTGCAGCAGCTGCGCCAATTGCGCTATTACCTGTCTCAGCAGTAACTGTAGTGTTAACAATTGTGCCAAGAACTGTAGTTGCTAAACTAGTTATAGGCTGACCTGTCACAACGCTATTAACTACGCTGGAGGCAACATTACTAACTATATTATTAACAAGCTGATTGCTTGAAATAGAGCCTATTGCAGTATTTAAAGCACCTGTTGCAGCCGCTCCAATTTGAGAAAGCGCTACGCCTTTAACAGCATCTTCTAAGCTGGCGCCGCCTGCAACATTTAAGCCTGCCTGCAAAATAGCAGCACCTGTAGCAGCAGATACGCCTAACGCGTTTCCAATAATTGCTCCAGCACCAGGGACAATAATGTTTAGCGCCATGCCAATAACAGGCATTGCAGCTTTTGCAAGACCTTGACTGCCACCACCAGCTAATATATGAGTGTCTAAAACTTCGCCAGTTAAATAAGAAATTTCCCGGACAATAGCAGGATTTTTTTTATCCACTTCAGAGTAAGAATGCTGAATTGGTGCAGATGCAATCTGCTGTTCAATTGGAGCTTCGTCTGTGTCTTCTAAAACGCGACCGCTTGTAGGCGCAGAAATTTTAGCCGCCGGTGGTGGCGCAACAATAATGGGATCTTCAGGTGGCGTATAAAAACTAACACCTGAATTTTTTACAAAATCTAATTGAGCAGGGTCAAGGTTAAACAAGCTGGCTGCTTGATTTTCAGATACACCATATTGACTTAGCAAAGAGTTAACTCTGCCAATATCACCAGCTTCAAATGCTGCCAGTATGTCTTGTGCTATAGCCATAATTAGCTCGTTGCTGGGTTAACTGCGTTGACAAGCTGCTCAGCCCATTCTTGCCAATCATCAAACTGGTACGGTCCGGGGATACCCTCATTGGTAAACACGTCAATGGATTTTAATCCTGCGCCCCACTCTTGCCAATTAGTATTTGCATCAGGAATTGATAACTGCTGCGCTGAGTATAGCTCAACCATAAGGCAAGCCCATGACTCAAAGGTATGATACCTAGGGTCATAGACCTGAGCAACGTTAAGTAGATTAGCCATAAGGTCTTGAGTCTCCAACATCCGCGTCTAACAAGATCTTACCAACTTGGTAATCCCCACCTGCCACGTTAGATACAAATTTTAATCGCAGCTCACGACGCTGTTCACGCATGTCAATCTTGCCGGTGCTAGAGCTAAAGGTGTAAGCCGTAGAGGTTACATCAGCAGTTTGCGCAAATGGACGGCCTGTAACATATAGCTCCATGTCACCTTCTTGAATAAAGTCAGGCTCTACACGCTCTAGTCTTAACCATCTATTCTCACCTACAGGGCTAGGCTGCGATGGGCCGCCTGCAACCAGACCTAAATCACTAGTTTCAAAGTAGGACTCAATAGCCACGGAAAGAGCGCCTACAACTTTATCTGTGCCAATCTCATTTTGGTACAACGAGACAAAGCTCATTAGCGTGTTAACTGTTAAGATAAAGCCTGAACCACCTGCAATCGACGCAGACAGCGTATTGCCAATTGCGTAATTGACGCCATGCCCATTAATCACCACAGCAGTCACGATTCCACCCGCAACGGTAATGTTTGCAGTGGCTCCGGTGCCGGCACCACCAGTCAGTGCTTGGTTGGTGTATGTACCATTGGTATATGCAGATCCACCATTTGTAATAGTGGCAGTCAAAATACCACCTGTAGCATTCACATTCCAGTCAGAACTAATTGGGAAAGGAAAGACTTGTGAAAAGTAACCTGCTGATCGCTGAGCGCCTAACGCAAAACCTGCGTCATACCATACATTTTCACGCACGTTATAAATAACAGCGTTATTGCACTCGGTGGCAGTGCCTGATGGGTAGAACCACCAGATCTCGCCAAAGCGAGGAACCTTGGTTACCCAAACTTTTTCACGCTGTTCGTAGTTTAGATTGTCAAAAAAGTAGTTCTGGTTAAATGAATTAGGAATCTCTTTCACAACACCGTTGTAAAGCAAGAACCTGTCAACACCACACCAGTAATACACGCCGTCATACTCAATCACTGACTGGCTTGAAAGAATAGATGACTGGCTTGAGATTAAGTCGTAACGCCAGAATTGTGCGGGAGCGCCAACGCCGCCTATGTAGGATACACGAATTAGTGAGTCCAAGCTCCAAAAGAGTCCGGATGGTGCATTTGAGCCACCACGTACTGGTAACCCTTGGACAATCTTGCCTGTGGCTACTGAGACCTCGTTGGCATCAGCAGATACCCAATCATTTACATTTCCAGCCGAATTGTTTTGAATTAGTCCGTCGTTACCGTACACGAACACGTAGGGGTGAAGCGTAACCACTCCGCCAGAAACTGAGATCTGATTATCAAAAGTTAGTGTAATGCTGGAGCCCGTAGCTGTTGCATTTGCAGAAATTACCAGCGTAGTGCCTGAAATAGATACAACGGTTGCAGCTGAAGGAATACCTGTGCCTGTCACCACTTGGCCTGCACCAATCTGCGTATTAGCAGCAGCCAGAGTAATAGTGGCTGAGCCGTTGGTAATGGTGGCAGCAACTGCTGTAAATATGCCAATTTGGCTTAAGCTTGTGCCTGTAATTAAACCACCAAGAACAGGCGTGTTAACATTATTGTCAATCAGCGTAAGGTTTTGCCCAGGGTGTGCAAGCAGTAAGTTATTGCCTGAGCCGGTGCCATCAAAAAAAGTATCAAACTGCCAGAGGTTATTGGCGTTGGCAGTAAATCCCGTTAGCGTAATGTCAGTAATACCTGAGCCCACACCTGTATTGCTAATAGGCAAAACCTGCAGTCCGCCGGAATAGCCGTTAAACACGTTATTAAAGTTCTGTTGCGGGTTTAAATAAATGCCACGACTTGGGCCTGCAAAGTCATCCACAATCTCTCTATAGCCACCCATCTTACGTGGACGACCGCGTTGAAACCGCACCCAGCTGCCGTCAGTGTATGCGTCTGCGTCAAAGGTTGTGCCATCACGCTGAATCCCGGGCTTTGTGTCTAGAGCAAAAACCTTTTTGGTCATGTGAATGTGCCTCCAGCAATGCCGGTGGAGAACGTACCTGAGCCAGTCACAGACACGCCAGTCGCTGTTGCTTTAAACCTTTGAGTTCCAAGCACGGAAACACCAAACTCACCTGCTGCAGGTCGATATACGCCTGTGCTTGTTTCGGCGGCAAAGTTAAGCGAGGGTGTACCAACGGAGCCATCTACCAAGCTGATAGAAGATGCACCAGCCTGAGTGGTGTTGGCATTTAAGAAGTTAGTGCCGTCGCAAATTACGGTGGCTTGTTGTCCCGGGGGGATTGTGGCAGTAAAGCCTAAACCCGTGGTTATAGTAAATGTAAACCCATTGTCTGTTACCTGATTTGAGATCACATACAAGTTCACTATAGCAGGAAATGTAACTACTGAATTGCTGGTTAAGTTGCCAACATACTCTTGAATGTTGTTAGCCGCTTCGTTGTTGGTCAACGTAACAGCTCCGCCAGTGACACTCTTTGTTAACGCGGTGAATGCAAACTGGCTGCTTACGCCGTAGCCAACGGTGACATACGCCGTGCCAGTGCAAACAATAAACGCCGACTCTGTGGGGTTGAATGTCTTGGTTGAGTTGCCATCAATCAGTTCGGCGCCAGTGCAAGAAATAATGAATGAGCCTGTGCCGTTGTTCTTAAATAACGTGAACCAGTTATTGCCTAGCGTTGCAGCTGCTGGAAGTATTGCAGTGCCTGCGCCGCCGCCCCACACTCTGGTCTGCGCTCTGTCTGTAGTTGCAAATGTAGAGGTTGATGTGATTGCCGCTGAAGGATGGCTTTGATTCAGCGTTACGCCGCTTGCAACTAATCCATAACCTGCCAACGTGGTGGCATCTGCGCTAGACGTGCCTGTGCCAAAGGCAATAATGCCCCAAGTGCCTTGACTGGTTGAATTAGTTGTTATATAGATATACTTGGATTCTCCGGCAGCCACTGAGACGATGGTTCCTGTTCCCGCATAGTCCTTAACTGTGAAGGTATTAGCGCCAATGTTGCGAATTAGAGCGTCGTTGCCTACCGATGTCTGATCCGCCGGTGGCATATACAAGTTAAGACTGCCTGCTGTAGCAGTCACCTGCATGATACGAGCTGCAAAGTCAGCGTTGGTCGTGCTATTGGAAGGCCAGTTTAATTGCGTGTTTGCAGAGAGCGTGACGGCGCGAAAGCTAACATCCGTTGGCTGAATGACGTCGCCAGTGAACGGGCTTACATAGCTCATGAATCCACCGCAATGGCTTGACGATCTGCAATACGAAGCTTATCTTCAGCCATTAATGTTTGCATGATCAAATCATAGTTTTGCTGCCACATTGGCATACGCTCGTCATTCTTCAGGAACGGCATCGCTTGCATCAGTGACCCGTACAGCAACGCCTGAGGGGCGTATATGGTAAACCAATTAGTTTGATTCGATGAATCCAGAGGCTGTACTCGTTCATAGTACAAGACCTCAAACGCGTAGTTTGCGTTTGGCGTAGGCGCTATTAACCAGTTGGAGTAATCGTAGTCGCAGTAGTACAAAGGCACATCAGTAGCGGTTGAATCCGGCCAGTAACTGCGAAGGTACTCATACTTACGAAGCAATACTGGCTGACGATCTCCACTTACCGTCACGTTCATGGAAACAGTCTTGTGCCAACGAGCAGGCTTAGCAATCACGCCATTGCCTGATACCATTGTGCTCGTATTGACCGTTAAGTTGCCAAGGAACTTAATCTGGCTGGCAATGATCTGCTCAGCCAACATAATGAAAAGCGGAATCTTATTGAGCGTAGCAGTGTCCGTACGCTCTAAATAAGACTCAATATTTTCCACCAAAGTGGTGTATGTCATTACTGCAGCAGTTGCCATACTTACTTGCCCCGTTTCCTAGACATAGCCATATTATCAACTAAATTAGGGTAAGGTCTACCTGCTGCTTTAGCTCTTGCTTTTGCTGCCGACTTTTTCTTCGGCGAAAGAGGCTTAGGTTTACCTAATGATTTTGGCCGTGGTTTTTCCCAAACAGGCTTACTTGATGCCATTTTAAACACTCCTCAAAAATAAAGATATAAGATTTTTCACGTGAGTAAGGCGCACTCAGCCGTGCGCCGTTTTAACAGTCCCGGCAGTACCTTGCCGCCACCTTTAGTCCAGAGCATCAGTTGTTCTTTTGCACCTTCCCAATCACTGGCGTTGATTTTCCTCTTTAACGTAGATGTTTGCAAGCGTCCCACGCCGCAATTGTAGGCAAAGTCCACGATGGAATTGCACTTACGCACATCTGTAGCAAGGATGGGGCAGTTCCGCAGAACACCGGGCAGGTAGGTGTGCTCAAGTTCCACCAACAACAAAGCTCTCGCCGTGGGTTCATCCATCGGCGGGTCTTGCAGCGTGACCTTCTTGCCGTCAGCGTAGTACGTTGATCCGTAGCCTATCGTGGCAACATTGGCTGGGCAGAGGTACGGCTTGGAGCGATAGCCCTCGTATTTTCTGCACAGTTCTGCGGCTAGTTCTAGGTTCATGCGTTCTTTTCTTTAAGTTTGGCTTCAATGGCTTGGGCAAAGTCTTTCACCCAACTGCCAAACAAAATGCGGTACTCGTCAGCAATTGGTTGTAACTCCTCATCCGTCAGCCCTACCCATGTGCGCTGTGGTGGGGTAAGGCAAGCGTTTTCAGATGATTCTGTTGGCGAAAGATATACAAGTTTTGGCTTTCCCATATCAGGATAAAACTGCTCCCACGCTACAGGCTCCTGCTCTGGCTGTGCCAAGGCTTCTTTAACATGGGCTTCAAGGTCTGCGGTTCCGCACTCCGAATTTTCAATAAAATCCAGCGCCAGCTTCAATGCTTCGTCTTTATTCATTTACAAACCCCTTTGCTTGAGAGTTCTATCGAGGAACCAGTAGTTAATTGTTCCAGCCAAGAGTGCCGAGAAGTCGGGGGAGATCATCATCTTAAAGACTTCCATTGGAGGCGCTCCTGCAAGGTATGCGCTCCAGCCAAACCACAGATGCACAAAAGACCAGACCAAAAGAATCCAGTATGTCACCACAGGACGAACCGATGCAGACAGACTAGCCGCCCAGCCACCTGCGGCTTTGACCATTGTGGCTTGTTGCTCGATTGCAGAGTTAAAGGCATCCATGACACCTACGTCAACAGCCGCTTCACGTTGAGCGCCAATCTCTGCTAGCTTCATCTGACCCCTGATTTGCTCCAGTTCACACTGACGGGCAAACATCAGCATCTCATGCGAGCGTTCGTTCTTCTTGTCAAAGAACTTTAAAACTTCAGGAGCCAGACGGAAGATACCGCCCAATGCACCACCTAATATTCCACCAAATACTTCAAACATTATTTTTTCCCCATCTTTTCACGTTCTTCAAGTAGTCTGACTTTGACTTGCAATTCGTTGATGTGTTGCATCAAGCCTTCTTTTATTACGGCACGGCGCTC